CGAATGTTAAGACTTTTGCATCGAAAGGTGCGTTTACTAAATTATACTATGGTGGTATGATAGATTACTAGGAGACTTATGGAAGAAGCAACAGAATATAAAAAATATCTTGAAGCTCTTAGAAAAGCTACTCAAGATAGTAAAAAAAATAAAAAACCAATTAAGCCGAAGAAACTTGCATGCGGTGGTATGGGTATTGCTGTTAAAGGCGGAAAATTTGAAGGAGTAAAATAATATGAAAAACGGAAGAATAAAAGTACATACAAAAATGGGTGGCGGTCTTATGGGTGCTACTAAAAAATTAAAAGCTCAAGGTAAAATGGGTGGTGGACAAATGAAAAAACCAATGATGGCCAAAACAGGTAAACTTATTGGTAAACAAAAAAATCTACCTCAACATTTACAAGAAAAAATATTAGCGTAAGGATGAGATGGCAAGTTCAGGAACTACAAGTTTTAACATCACAATTGATGAAGTCATTAATGAAGCTTACGAAAGATGTGGTGTAAGAGTAAATTCTGGTCATGACTTAAAGTCAGCTAGAAGAAGTTTAAACTTACTTTTTTCTGAATGGGGCAACAGAGGTATCAACCTTTGGAAAGTAAAATCTAAAACAGAAACTTTAGTCAATGGTTCTGTAACTTACACAACACCAAGTGATTGTAATGACGTGCTCGAAGCTGTTGTTACACTTTCTGGAGGAAACCAACAAACCTTAACAAAAATATCTAGATCTGAATACATTGCGATTCCAAATAAAACTCAAACAGGAACTCCATCTCAGTATTATGTAGATAGACAAATAACACCAACTATAAGTTTATACCTTGCACCTGATACGAGTGCGGTGACTAATATATTTTATTATTATCTTGCAAGAATTGAAGATGCTGGAGCTTATACAAACTCATCTGATATGCCATTTAGATTCTTTCCATGTATGGTATCTGGATTAGCTTTTTATCTATCACAAAAAATTGCACCTGAAAGAATACAGGCAATGAAACTATTATATGAAGATGAACTCAAAAGAGCATTAGAAGAAGATGGACAAAGAACCTCTGTGTATATCGCTCCTAATGTTTATTACCCACAAGGATAATTATGGCATACGCAAGAGGAAAATTCGCAAAGTCAATATCTGACAGATCAGGACAAGAATTTCCGTATAGAGAAATGGTAAAAGAATGGAATGGTTCATTAGTACATATTTCAGAATTTGAAAAGAAACATCCACAATTAGACCCAAAACCACATAGAGCAGATCCTATTGCTTTGTACAACTCAAGACCAATGAGAAGTGCACCTGTTGTAGTCGACCTTGATCCTGCATTATGGCCTGGTCAGTTTACAAGTAATAACATGCAGCCATCTACAAGTGCCAATGAAGAAAATAACAAAAGAGAGTTACGAGTTAGCTCAGGGGGTGTTACAATAACAATATCATGACGTTTGCAGAATTAGTACAAAAGGTAAGAGATTATACAGAGGTAGATTCTACTGTTTTAACAGATTCTATTATTGGTAGCATGATTAGAGATGCTGAGCTTCGTATATTTAGAGAAGTTGATGCTGATTACACAAGAGAGTATGCAACAGCAAACTTGAACATTGGATCACCTTACCTTGATCTTCCAAATGCACCCGGCACATCTGGAGGCTCTACGACTAGAAGATCAATAATCGTTAGATCCTTCTTGGTTTATGATAATACATCTACAACAAACTCCACAGCTAAAGATTTTTTAGATAAGAGAGATACGACATTCATATTTGAATACAACAGTACATCAGCTACAGGTCTTCCTAAATATTATGCAAATTGGAAAGAAACAACTTTGATAATGGCTCCTGCTCCAGATAAACAATACCTAGTGCAGTTGAGCTATATCTACACGCCAGATGCTCTTACATCTACAAATACTACTACATACTTATCTTTAAATGTACCTGACCTACTATTTTATGCGGTTATGCAACAAGCTTATGAATTCTTAAAAGGGCCGATGGATATGTACAAAATCTATTCAGACAAGTATAATGTAGCTATACAAAGTTTTGCGTTGGAGCAAATGGGCAGAAGACGTAGAGACGAGTATATGGATGGAGTGCCAAGGGTCAAAATTCCTTCGCCTTCACCGAATAATTAAAGATTTAATTAAGGAGAAATAACATGGCAATAACACAAGCAGTTTGCAACAGCTTTAAGAAAGAAATTCTTGAAGGAGTTCACGACTTAGAAAATGGTGGTGACGTTTTTAAATTAGCATTATACAAATCTACAGCAACAATCAATGCTGCAACAACAGCATACACAGCAACAGGTGAAGTATCGGCGTCAGGTCAATACGCGGCTAAAGGTGGAACTTTAGCATCACAACAAACTTCATTAGCAACAGGTGGAGTAGCGATTGTAGATTTTGCAGATTTATCTTTTACAGGTGTAACGTTAACTGCTAGAGGAGCGCTTATTTACAACTCAACAGAAGCTAACAAAGCAGTTTGTGCTTTAGACTTCGGAGCAGATAAAACAGCGACTTCTGGAACTTTTACAATTCAATTTCCAAACTTTACTTCCTCAGCAGCTATTTTAAGAATCGCGTAATCGAGGGAGTTATGAATGGCGTCTACTTGGGGGACTAATGTATGGGGATCGAACTCATGGCAGAGTGATGTTAACTCTGTAGCCCCAAGTGGCAACGTCATATCTTTATCAATAGGAACAGAAGACGCCTTCAACGTTGATGGTTGGGGTGGACAAACGTGGGGATTTAACGTTTGGGGTAACCTAACAGATGCTTTTGGACAACCTTCAGGAGTCCAATTAACTATATCTCAAGGAGACGAATCCGTAACAGGAGAAATCAATGCTGGTTGGGGCGGAGGTCCTTGGGGCGAAAATGGTTGGGGTATATTTGGTGATGCTCTTGCAGGTTCACAATTAATTCAATCTGCTGTTCAAAGTGTAACTACAACTGCAGATGCAAACATAAGTCCAACAGCGGTTTCAATAGCTTCTTCGGTTGGTAACGAAGGTGTTCAGATCGATGTAGCTGTAGTCGCTGCAAGTCAAAATTTAACAATCACTCAAGGTAATGCAGATCCTGAACCTGATGCTGAAGCAACAGGTCAAGCGTTAACTCTAACACTCGCTTCAGTTTCTATTACAAATGAAATTAATATTGGTTGGGGTGGATTAACTTGGGGTGCAAACAATTGGGGAGATTTAGCTAACCCTACTGTCGGTGTCACAGGTCGACAATTATCAGTTTCATTAGGAGATGAATCAAACACAGCTGATGCAAATGTAAGCGTAACGGGTATAGGAAGAACCGTTACATTAGCAGGTGCTGTTGCAGGAACTTCAGTAGATCCAAACATCACAGGAGTAACTCTTGCTGCACAACAAACAAGTGCTTTTGCAGGTGAGTTGGTAGTAGTTGAAGTAACAAGTCCTGTTAATGATGAATGGGGCACTGAATCTTGGGGTCAAGGTTTCTGGGGAGTTGGAGACGGAGTCACAATATTTGTTGGAACAGATACAGTTCAAACGGGTGAAGCAACAGCTTCTCCAACTGGAGTATCGGCAACAGGATCATTAGGAACTTTAGGTCAAGCTTCAATATATGAATTTACAGGAGCTCAAGCAGCCGTTGCACAAAATAGTGCATTTGGTGGAGAGTTAGTAATTGTTCCTGTTACAACCGCATCAGCTTCATCTTGGGGTGAACAAGCTTGGGGCGTAGGAGAATGGGGTCAAGGTGTAGGAACTGATATTTCACAAGGTGGTGAAGAAGTAGCTATCCCATCAGTTGAAGTAGATGTTACACCAGTAACTCTTGCAATCAGTGTTGGTCAAGAATCAATTAAAGCAGACGCAAATGTTACCCTTACAACAGCTGGATTATTACAAACAGCTTTAGGTGATGAGGACGCTTTCACTAATGTAAGAGTTCCTGTTACAGGTCAAGCATTAGGCCCTATAATTATTGGTGATTATTTAGCAGGAATAAGTATTACTGCAACTCCAACAGGAGTGACAGGAACAGTAACAGCTGGTATAATGGGAATAAATGCATGGGCTGTTGTTGACCCTGGAGCGAGTCCAACTTGGACGGTAGTTGACAAGGCGGCGTAAGGCAAATAAAATTAAGTATTTAATAAAGGATATAAATTATGGCATCAAGTTATTCGACAGATTTAAAACTCGAACTAATGGTAACAGGGGAAAACTCTGGAACATGGGGAGATAAAACTAATACAAACTTAAACCTAGTACAACAAGCAGTTGCGGGATTTGAATCAATATCAATTGCAGGTGGAGCTCAAACTACTGCCTTAGCGATGACTAACGGAACGATTTCAAACGCAAGAAATGCAGTTATTAAATTATCAGGTACTATTACAGGAAACCAAATTGTAACAATTCCAGATTCAATTGAAAAAACTTACATCGTTGAGAATGGAACTGTTGGAGCTTTCACGGTTCAGTTCAAAACTGTATCAGGAACAGGTCCTACTTTTTCTGCAACAGACAAAGGAACTAAACTTCTTTATGCTGATGGTACAAATGTAAATGATATCTTAAGCAAATCGTCTGGAGTAAATCTAGTAAACAGAAATGAAGTGAGATTTGAAGACGCTACAGGTGGTGAGTATGTTGGCCTAAGAGCTGCGGCAACTGTCGGATCAAGCTTTACTTTAAATCTACCTACTGCTGATGGTTCATCAGGAAATGGTTTAAAAACAGATGGAGCTGGAAATTTATCTTTCGGCGACGTCGCAACAACAGGTAAAGCCATTGCAATGGCTTTAGTTTTTGGTTAATATTAATAATAAAGGAGTATAAAACATGGCGGCACCAAACCTAGTAAACGTAGCAACGATCACAGCAAAATCAAAACAAGCTGCGTTGGATACAACACTTACAACTGAGATTCTTGCTAACGCATCATCTTCAAACAAAGTGTTTAAAATTAACAATATCTTAGTAGCAAACATTGATGGAACAAATGCTGCTGATGCATCTGTATTTATTACAAAATCAGGTGGATCACCAATAGCAATTGCTTCTACAATTTCTGTACCAGCAGATTCTACTTTAACAGTTATCGATAAAAACACTTCTCTTTATCTTGAAGAAGGCGATAACATTGAAGCAGGCGCTGGAGCAAACTCAGATTTAGTAATCACTATTAATTACGAAGAATTAAGTTAATAGGAGGTCGTAATCGTTATGGCCAAAATCTTTGTTAAGATAGACAACAGCGAAACTACATTACCTTTAAGAGACACAGGTTCTATTACAGGTAAGCAAGTACTTAATAGTGTCTTATTCGATGATGACGCTACAGTTGAGTTTGTTGAATCTTTCCAAAATGATGGACACTCATACGTCGAAGCAGAAGAAGGTAAACATATGATAAATGGTTTTTATATTCCTGCCATGTCTAAGTTTACCAACCACAATTCTTACCCAAACACTTGGAAGTTAGATGGAACTACTTTGATTTATGGACCACCAGAACCATGGCCTATGATCGACCAATCATTATCAACTGACGAAAGTGGAAACGAATACGATGTTATTTGGGAAGAAGATCCAATGAGACTAATTAGAAAGCAAATAGATTCAGAAGGAAATGTTATTACACCTGAAGTAGTTCAAGTGTATAATACTTCAAGTAACACATGGGAGAATGAATAATGCCAAATAGACAATATTTTAATAATGGTGGTATCATTGGTCCAAACAACGATCCACAAGTATCAGCAGAACAAATTACAACTTTTACTTCTTCAGGTACTTTTAACCCATCTGCAGCAACTGCTGAAATTTTATTAATCGGCGGTGGCGGTGGCGGAGGCCCAAACCGAGGAGGTGGAGGCGGAGCGGGAGGCTTATTGCATTCCTCAGAGCACCCACTTAATGGATCACCTTACCCAGTTTCAATTGGTGGCGGTGGCCCTGGAGGCGGAGGTGGCCCACAAAACTTTCCAGGTGGACAAGGTGGACAATCTACATTTGACGGACACACTGCAATCGGTGGTGGTTTCGGAGCGGGACACGGCGGTAACTCAGCGGGCGGCGCTGGAGGATCGGGCGGAGGAGCAGGACACGCAGGAGGTCCAGGATCTCCAGGATCAGCTCAACAAAACCCAAGTGGCCCTTTTACAGGATATGGATTTCCAGGCGGAGGGGGCGGAGACCCCGGAGCTGGAGGAGGCGGATCAGGCGCTACAGCTTCTCCTAGAAACACAGGAGGCGCTGGAAGACAATTCGATATAGAGAGTCCAACAGATTCACCATCACAAACACACTATGCTTCTGGAGGAGCAGGAGGAAGAGGATCAGGTCCCCCAACTCCTGGAGGCGGAAAAAGTGCACAAGGTGGAAACTCTGGCGGAGGCGGAGGAAGTCATGGTCCTGTAACATCATCTTATGGAGGCCAAGGCGGATACGCAGTATTTAAAGAACCAGGTGGATTTGCTGGAGCTTCTGGAGTGTGGACTTTATCAGAAGTTTTAGATCTAGTTGCAGCAGGCAATTGGTCAAGCAGTTAATTCTTGTTTGATAAACTTTAGTTTAAGTGCTAAAGTTATGAATGGTCTTAAAGCATAAATATATCTATTTTAGAAACGCATTCCCAAAACATCTTTGTCAAAACATAATTAAATATGGTTTGTCGAAAGGACAAGCTCATGATGCTGTTATAGGAGATCAAAATCGAGGAGAGGTTACTAATCACAGAATAAGAAAAAGTAACGTTGATTGGCTTGAAGATAAATGGCTAAATATTAAGCTATTTAGAATCATTGAAAAAGCAAATGAACTAGCAGGTTGGAACTTCCAAATAGATGCTGCTGAGCCTGTGCAATTTACAATATATAAACCTGGTATGCATTATGATTGGCATGAAGATGCTTTTGAAGGTGCCTACGATAGACAAAATATACCTTATCTTAATGGTAAGGCTAGAAAATTATCCATGTCAATGTTATTAAGTGAATTCAATGAATATAAAGGTGGAGAGTTTGAAGTGGACTTTGGTAATAGAAAAGAACCCACAAGAACTGTCTACGAGATGCAAAACCAGGGAGATGCAATAGTGTTTCCATCTGATTTATTACATAAGGTTAGACCTGTAACACATGGAACAAGATACTCATTAGTGATGTGGAGTATAGGGTGGCCATTCAAATGAACAAATTTAAAGAAAAAAATTATTTTGTAATTAAGAAAGCGATAAGCAAAGAGTTTGCAGAATTTATTTATAACTATTTAGTTCTCAAATCGAACGTTGTTAATAACCTATTTAAAGATAAATACTTAGAACCTTTCAATACAGATTTAGGAACCTTTGGTACTAATGAACAAGTTAACATACCAGAAACATATTGTTGCTACGGTGATTTTGTAATGGAAACATTACTTCTTAAATTGAAAGGTAAGATGGAAAAACTTACAAAACTTCAATTGATACCAAACTATTCTTACACAAGATTGTATAGAAGAGGGTCTATCTTACCTAAACACAAAGACAGATTTAGTTGTGGTATATCAACTACACTTAATCTTGGTGGAGATCCATGGCCAATATATATTGAGCCTGACATGACTTACGGAAATAAATCACCTGAAGGTAAATATATTATGAGTGATAGCAAAGGTGTAAAAGTAGACTTAGCACCTGGTGATATGTTGGTTTACAACGGTATCGATTGTGAGCATTGGAGGGATGAGTTTACAGGAGAGAAATGTGGTCAGGTGTTTTTACACTATCAAGAGACAACACAAAGAGGTTTAGCTAATAAATTTGACGGAAGACCAGCTCCAGGCTTTCCAGCATTCTATAGAAAAACCAATGAAGATTGATAAAATTGTTATCGTAGGAGGTGGTTCATCTGGATGGATGACCGCTGCAACCCTTATTAAATTGTTTCCTAGTAAAAAGATTACATTGATAGAATCTAAAAATTATAAAATAGTTGGTGTAGGAGAAAGCACACTAGGAACTATAAACCAATGGTTATCTTTACTTAAAATTAAAGATAAGGATTTTTTACCATATACAGATGGAAGTTATAAACTAAGTATAAGGTTTGAAGACTTCTATAGGAAGGACGAGAGTTTTCATTATCCGTTTGGACTACCTTACGAAGATAATTTATGGTCTGGAAAGAACACTTGGTATTTTAAAAAAATGTTAAAACGAAACACAATGGTTTCGAATTATGCAAACTTTTTATATCCACAAATGCAATTAGTAAAATATAATAGAATAGGTATAAACAAAGATGGAGAACTTGGTAACTTTTCATTTGCCAATGACACAGCTTATCACTTTGATGCAACAAAGTTTGGACAATGGTTGAAAGAAAAAATATGTATACCTGAAGGTGTTGAACACATTATTGATGATATTGAATCTGTAGAACAAGATGAAAATGGTGTCGTATCTCTAAACAATAAGTACAAAGCTGATTTATATATTGATTGCACAGGTTTCAAATCATTATTACTTGGTGAAAATCTAAAAGTGCCTTTTAAAAGTTATGAGAACCTTTTACCAAACAATAGTGCATGGGCTACAAGAATTCCTTATGAGGATAAAGAAAAACAATTAGTGCCTTATACAAATTGTAAAGCTGTAGAGAACGGCTGGATCTGGACAATACCAAGTTGGAATAGAATCGGTACAGGTTATGTTTATTCAGATAAATACATAAGCGATGAAGACGCTTTAGCACAATTAAAAAAACATTTAGGTAAGGAAGATATAGAAGCTAACAACATAAAAATGAGAATTGGTATGCATGAAAAGATCTTTGTAAAAAATGTAGTAGCAATAGGATTATCTGCAGGTTTTATTGAGCCACTAGAAAGTAATGGTTTGTTTACTGTACATGAATTTCTTATTGAATTAGCAAGAACATTAAGAAGACCTAATGTAAATCAATTAGATAGAGATGAGTTCAATCATTGCTGTAAAGGTACCTTTGATCGTTTTGCAGAATTTGTAGCTGTGCATTATTACATGTCAGCAAGAGATGATACTCAATATTGGAGAGATCTTACAAACAAATCAATAGCAAAAGAAAAGATGGGTAGTTACGATATTGAAAGATTAATTGAACATAAAAATAACTATAACTATTACAGTGAAACAGGCTTGCAATGTATTGCGACTGGTATGTATAGGTTTCCAACAGATGATATTGCGATAGCTACAGAAAATTATCTTAAAGAAAAAACTAACGATTGGCTTCTGGATAAATTTGGTAAAGATATTACTGAGAGAGAACGAACGGTAGGAAGATGGAAGGAAGCTGCATTAAAAAAACCAAAATTAATTGATGTTTTAGCTGATATACATGCAAAAAGAAATTAAAACATTTATAGAGCAACCTGTCTTCTTGTTTGTAGAAAAAATAAAAATTGATATAAAATATTTTAAACATAGAATTGATGAAGGTATAGCACACGAATCAAATAAAAATTATCAATCAAATGTTCAATCTAAAATGACAGCTTGGAATTTTTTCTGTGATGATGAGGTATTTATAAAACAAGTTTTTCGCCCTGCAAGAAATATTATAGAGACAAGAACAAGGGAAGGTAAATTTAAATTACATAATGCATGGGGAATAAAACAATCTAACGATGAGAAAACAATTAGCCATGACCACAGACCAAGCTTGGCTTCAGGTGTTGTCTATTTAGATGATTGTGATCAAGAGTTACGTTTTGATCAAATAGACCAGGTCATCAAACCTCAAAAAGGCTTATTAGTATTGTTCTCTGGTATTCTAAATCATTATACAAATAGGAATAAATCAAATGACAAATACGCATTATCCTTCAATCTCTTCTACGTTTAGTACAGATTGGATAATTATTACTAATATAAATGTAAAAGGTTTGAAAACACAAATAAACAAACTTACTAAAAAATCAATTGAAGTAAATGTTGAAGAGCGATCTACTTCAGGTGGAGTGTCAAGGCAATACGATATCTTTTCACAAATTAAATATAATGCAGGGTTACCTACACCATCACAAAAATATTTTCATTATATTAGAGATGAGGTACAAAAAGCTTTACATTTGAAATTCAACCATAACTTTAACTTACAATATATTTCAGGTTGGACTGTGAAGGGGGAAGAGCATACATATCATACTTTGCACAAGCATAACTACAAAAACAAAATAAGTGTTGAAAAGAAAAATTTAGAAGTAGCCTCTGTAGTCTATTTAGATGTGCCTAAATATGATGAGAAACATTCAAAAGATGCTAACAATTTTTATTGTGTTCTTAATAATGAATACATAAAATATTATTCATACAAACCAAAAATAGGAGATCTCATTATATTCCCCATTTGGTTATGGCACGGCTCATATCCACAAACCAAAGGTACGAGACAAACTCTTAACTTAGATTTTAAATTATTATGAACATAAAAGTTATAGATAATTTCATACCATTACAGACACAGAATGAGCTGAAAGATTTAATGATTGGAAGGGAAAGAATATTCCCTTGGTTCTTTATTCCAGATGTAACAGGTTCAGGAGATCAAAATAGATCAGCCGTACAACATGAATTCTATAATCTTTCTAATGGAGTGAACTCAAATTTTTTAGAGAATATTTTACCAGTGGTAAAAAATTTCAATAGACCTGACCTTTGTGTACTAAGAGCCAATTCATTTTTACAATTTCCAAATCCTGATTATAAACAATATGATACACCACATTTAGATATGCCAAAATATGATAGATCATATACGATAGTCCTATACTATGTATGTGATTCAGAAGGACAAACAATATTTTTTAACTCTAAAAACAAGGTCATTAAAAAAGTTATGCCTAAACAAGGGCGGGTTGCTATCTTTGATGGGTCTATTCTACATACAGCTTACCAACCAACAAAATCCGTACGATGTATTATAAATTTTAATATAAATAATACATTTATGGACAATATCAGTTCTTTAACCATTTAGACAAACCTTACATAATGGTGTAAAATACGCTTATGCCATTAACTAAAGTAAATTTTGCACCTGGTTTCAATAAACAAGCTTCTGAGTCAGGAGCCGAAAACCAATGGGTTGACGGAGATTTTGTAAGATTTAGATACGGAATGCCTGAAAAGATTGGTGGTTGGGATGAGATTAAAGACTCAAAACTAGTAGGTGCAGCAAGAGATATTCACAGTTGGTCAGATTTAGCAGGTAGAAGATACCTTGCTATCGGTACAAACAAAGCTTTGTACATTTACAATGGTGATGATTATTACGACGTCACACCTTTCAACACAGCTTTGGCTCAGTCAGGTTGTAACATCACAACAACTAGCGCTTCGAGAACTGTAACGATTACTTCTCCAGCGCCCCACAACCTCGAACCAGGCGATATCATATCGTTTGTTAATGCTGGATCTTTTAATGCAGCACAAACAGGATATGTTGCATCTGATTTTGACAATGTATTATTTGAAGTACAGTTAGCTCCAACATCAACAACTTTTACAATTTTAATGCCTAGCGCAGAATCAGGTTCAGGCACTACAAATAACGGAACATTAGATCTTAAAGCTTATTTTCAAATAGGTCCATTATTACAAGGTTTCGGTTTTGGTTGGGGAACTGCATTATGGGGTGGATCAACTTGGGGTACACCTAGATCAACTTCGTCTGCAGTTTTAGATCCAGGTTCTTGGTCTTTAGATAATTATGGTGAGTTACTGATTGCAACAGTAAAGAATGGAGTAACATTACAATGGGATCCAGATAATGGTAATGGTATTAATACAAGAGCAGTTGTATTGTCAGGAGCTCCGACTAAATCTGTAATGACTTTGGTTTCTGACAAAGATAGACACCTAATACATTTGGGAACAGAAACAACAATTGGTAATACGGCAACACAAGATAAAATGTTTATAAGATTTTCAGATCAAGAAAGTCTTACTGATTACACAGCAACATCAACGAACACTGCAGGATCAATGCGAATCGATAGCGGAACTAAAATTGTTGGAGCTGTAAAAGGTAAAGATTATACTTTGATACTCACAGATACATCAGCATACTTAATGCAATTTGTAGGTCCACCTTTTACCTTTAGTATTAGGCAGGTTGGTTCAAATTGTGGATGTGTCGGTCAGCATGGAATAGTTTACGCTAATGGTGCAGTATATTGGATAGGAAACTCAGGTGGTTTCTTTATGTTTGACGGAACGGTAAAAGCTCTACCATCACTTGTTGAAGATTTTGTATTTACTACAGAAGATGGTGCACCTGGATTTAATTTTGCTAGTGGAAGTGAACTATGCTATGCTTCACAAAATAGTTTGTACTCTGAGATTTATTGGTTTTACGCTGCGTCTAACTCAAACTTTGTAAACAGATTAGTCGCCTATAATTATGCTGAGCAAACTTGGTACACTAGCACCTTAGCAAGAACAACATACACTGATACAAAAGTATTTAACGATCCAATAGCTACAGAGTTTACAAACAATGTTGCACCAACAACACCAACAATTCAAGGTGTGTCTGAAGGATCCTCACAGGTATTTAACCATGAAGTTGGTAGAAACGAAGTTCTAGCTAATGGAACTGTAAATGCAATTCCTGCGTTTATTCTTTCTGGAGATTTTGATTTAGATGCTCAAGGTGATGGTGAGTTCTTTATTAAGATAAGAAGATTTATACCAGATTTTAAATATATAAATGGTGATGCAAAAGTAACACTTACATTGAGAGACTTTCCATCTCAAACACAGGCTAGCTCACCCTTAGGGCCATTTACAGTTAACTCATCTACGAGTAAAGTAGACACAAGAGCAAGAGCTAGGCTTGCAGCAGTGAAAGTAGAGAATGATGGAATTAATCAAAGTTGGAGATTTGGACAATTTAGATTTGACATACAACCTGATGGAAGAAGATAATGGCTAAAGTACAAGTATTTTTACCTGAACCACCAATAGAATTTAGTACGGATTCTTTTAGACAAATTAACTTGGCTTTAGAAACATTACAGAATCAATTAAATACATCTTACCAAAGAGAACAAAAAAACGACAGCGAAGCTTTTAATTATTTTTTATCATGACAATTCAATATAAAAACCAAGGGTACAAACAATCAGACACAACAAAAACGACAGTGCTGACATGTCCAGCAAATGCAACAATTATTATAAAAAGTATCTATGTTGTAAACAATGATGCTTCTTCAGGAATTCTTGTAAACATGAATTTAGTAGATTCTTCTGATTCGAGTGCTGAATACGAATTTTTTAGGGACGATGTTGCAGCTAAGACTCAAGTAAATGCTACACCACAAACATTGAATTTAGAGGCTGGTGATGCAGTTACAGTTCAAGCAGCTACAGGCAGTAATAAAATCCAAGGTGCTATTACATATGCACAAATAGATAGATCACAGGAAAATGGCTAGAGTTAAATTTACCCACTTCGTGCCTAGGCCAAAACCTAGGAAAAGGCCACGTCGCCATACTAAGAGTCTTAACAAACATAAGAAAAGATGTTATAAGAAATATAACCGACAAGGACGATAATGAGTGAAAAACAAAAAACAGTAATTATCAATGGAGAAGAAGTACCAGTTCTTCCAGCGAAAGCAGAAGAAGAGGTCGTAAACAAAAGAACAGGACAAAAATATGATAGCAAAGATCATTTTGATTCTGATGTTGCTGATCCCAGTACTGATACTACTTCAGATGATTTACAAATTAATCAGAAAATAACAGTTGCATCTCTTGAAGTATTTGGTAAAACCAAATCATAATGCAACCAGCAGGCGGTACTGAAATACAACTCGCATATCTTAAAAAGTACGTTGACGAAGGTGTGCTTTCTTCAGTCCAAATAACAACTTCAATACCAGAGAAAGAACCTTTAGATCCACTTAAACCTAATATCCTTTGGCTAAAAAATTCTTACGATCAGCCTAATCTAGCACCATGGTTTCAAAACAAAGACAACCATGAGAAGTATGATTGGTATGTATTCAATTCTCATTGGAGTTTTGAGAAGTATAGATATTTTTTTAAGGTGCCTGAAGATAGATGTACGGTAATAAAAAATGCTATTGATTATGATGAGTTACAATTAAAAACTGATTTTACACCAAAACAAAAAATTAAAATGTGCTATATCTCAACACCCTGGAGAGGTCTTGAGGTAGCTCTAAATGCGATGGAGAAGATAAATGATCCTGACATTACATTAGATGTTTATTCAAGCACTATTATATATGGTAAACAATTTCATGATCATAATGACAAAAGTTATGAAAAATTATATGAAAAAGCAAAAAGCTTACCTAATGTTAATTACATGGGTTATTGCAATCACAAAACATTATTAACTAAACTAAAAGATTACGATGTAAATTGTTTTCCAAGTATCTGGGAAGAGACTTTTTGTATATCAGCTATGGAGTCATTAGCTGCAGGTCAGATGTTAGTTACTACAGATCTAGGTGCTTTACCTGAAACTTGTTGTGAGTTTCCAATATATATACCATTTACACAAAATAAAGATAAACTAACGACACAATTAGTAGAATGTATTTTACAAACTAAAAAAATATTATCTAATGATTTATCTAGTCATTTAAAATTTCAACAAGAGTATTACAGAAGATTTTATGATTGGAAATATATTGCAAATAGTTGGGCAAACTTTTTAAAAGGAGCAATTCATGTCAAACGAAACAAATAAAAATCATATTATGATATGCACACCTGTGCATTCTGATGTATCGATACATTATATGAAAGCCTGTCTAGATCTACAAAAGGAATGTATTTTAAATAAAATAAAAATTACTTTTCAATTAATGAAGTCTTCTCTTGTAACTCAAGGTAGAAACTTATGTGCCTCTGCTTTCATGAATTCAGATGCGGAGTATATGTTGTTCATTGATTCTGATGTAGAGTTTACAACTAGATCTGTCATGAGATTAATGAAATCACCACATGACGTATCCTTAATACCTTATCCTATAAAACAAAAGACTGATGCTAAGTTTAGAAAAGATTTTGAAACAAGACCTGATGATGACATAAATACTATGGGTCATTTGTTTCCTATTGAGATACCAAATACAAAAGATATCAGACCTGTGGATGGATATATTGAAGTTATTAAAGGACCTACAGGCATGATGATGATTAAGAAGTCTGTATTTGAAAAGCTTAAAGAACACTATA